GAATTCACCCCGATCGAAACGGTATTAGGGCTATGAGAAGAGGCATCCCCATGAACCCCGATCGCGATCGTCCCGGAACCCGCGCCCGTCTCGCAATACCCCGCTATCGCGGCAATCCCGTAGGAACTCGTGATATTCGGGCAGTTCAGTTGCACTCGCAGGGCAAACGGGGTTCCAGTGGGACCGTTGAAGTCCTCCTGTACCGCCAGCGCGGTAGCGCTGTAACCCTGCGTATATTTTGGGTCGGTGCCCTGTAAAGCCCGCACGATTTTAACGCTCGGGTCGTAAGGCCACACTACCGGCGCGGTATCGCTTACCGTGCCAAAGCTAACGGCGTCCGTCGCGTACGTGCAGTCCGCAGACGGATCGTAGACGACGGATCCAAGTACCGAATACGGGGCGCCAATGTTGGTCAGCAGCTGTGCTGCCAGCTTCTTGACCAGCACCTTTTTCCCCAAGCTGACCACGCTCGCGTGCAGGGTGACATCGCAGGAAACGATAACTTCTCCACCAGCCGACGGCAGGGACCCGATCGCTTCCTGTATGCCTCCGGTAGCGGTGCCGATCGTCCATGCGCCACTGTGCGCGTTGACGCAGGTAACGATCACCGTACCCGAAGCTGCACCGCTTACCGCGGTTCCGCCTCCGATCGCTACCGATTCCGCCGCCCCGGTTCCACCCGAAATATAGAGGGGATGTCCGGCGTTGGTTCCGTTCACGCCTTGTGGTACCGGCGTTAAAGTAATTACGTTGAGGCCCACGACCAGATTGCCGCCTGGGGACTGCGACGCGAACATATAGGCGCAGTTGCTGATCGCCCCCAGGCCTGAACCCGAGCCGGACCCGGAACCAACGTTCGACAGGTTCGGACCGAGCGCCTGCTCGATCGCTGTGATCTCGGCGGCGAGCGTATTGTGATGCCACGCAGTAATGTTTGCAGACGCTGTCCGGCCCGAGGCGTGACTCGACGGCTGCGTGCCGTCGAACCCTCGAACAACCGTGATCACATTACCGTTGATAACTGAAATGCTGACGATCTCGCTATCGATCGAGAGCAGCATATCCGGCACCAGGCGCGAGGTATCGCCCATCGTCCAGAGCGTGTCGCCGGCACCGACAGCACCGACCAGGGTGGTCTGCACCCGGTTCGAGGCCACCTTCAGCGCACTGTCGGCAGCTACGCTCGCGGGATACCGTGCAATCGGGCGCACCAGCGTCCCGGACATCAGATCAACGCAGTTGTCGTTATTTGTAGCCATCAGTAGAATTCCTTTGCGCTAATGCGCTGAAGCGAAGAGCGAGCTAAGAAGCGGCGGGGACAGCAGAGGGCGGCGGACCTTGCGCGAGCGTTGCTGTGTTCATCGCAGCTACTGCCGCTGTAGCGTTGGCTGCGTTTTGCTGGTATTCAGCGGGTAATGCCGAGCCGTACTCCGGTGCCAGCACGCCGGCCAGCCCGAATCGCAATGCCTGCTCGTAACCCGGGGGCAGGTTGATGATTTCACCGAGCGAGGCGAACTGCGCGAGCGGTTTTAGCGAGAACAGCTCGAGCGACGATCCGAATGTGACGATCGGCCAGAGGTAGACATTTCCTGTTGGGAACGCCCCATCGTAATAGAGCTCTTTGGCAAACTTGCTCGTAGCCGTTCTATCTTTGGGGAGTATCCACTGCGCCGATGGCACGACAGCCACCGGAAACGATATGCCGCTGTACGATACCTGCGCCGCGGTGATTCGTACGGGACGAAACGCTAGCGGGTAGATGCTCGAGCCGTTCAACGTAATCGTATCCTTGCTCTCCTGATAGATCGGAACTCCCGCCGCGCTCCAGTTGCCGATCATCTGGTTCAGCGCGGTGAGGGCGTCGTTCGATTCGGTTGCCGTTGGGGACTCGCCCGAGTCGAGAACGCGGATCAGGCGCAAAGTGCTGTTGATAAATTCCTGAACTGATGTAGCCATAGAGGTTTACTTTGTGGAAATCTCGATCCAACCCATACGCTTCGCGTTAGCTCGGGCTTGCGGTGTGTCCAGCACCTTAATGCTGCGCCCACACCGCATCTTGTAGGTGATGAATCTAGGGCGCTCCCTGGCCTGGTTTGCGATAGGCGCGGGTGGAGTCGTCATTCGGGTCGCCTGTAGCGGACGGCATCTTGCGTCTCCAGTCGTCCGGTAGTTTCTCCTGCGCGTAGCTCTTGGCCCGGGTTGCCTCGTCGTTGCGCTGTGCGCCTTCGAGCGCAGCCTGGATCGCGGACATGATCTTGCGCCTTGCCGGATCCTTGCGATCGAGCCTGATGATCAGGCAGTCCTCTTCATCGAGCTCATGGATAGCGAACGGGATGCTCGTGGATTTGTGCTCGCGATCGCCTGGCTTGCCGTGCCGCTTCTCCTGATCGGCAGGCAGTTGCGTTGGCCGCGGATGCTCCTCAGCATGTGTGGTCATTTGTCGTTCTTCTTTGCGGCCTTGTTGTGTTCCACATGGTCGCCTTGAGTTCTGACTTCGCCGCGGTTGTGCCGCTCTTCATTTTCTTTCTCCCGCCGCTGCTTGACCTGTTCTTCGGTCTCGGTCGGGTGGATTCGCGGCCGCGGGAGTTCCTTCTGATCAATCGCCCGCATCGGGGCGTTGTCGGCATAGCAGTCAAGCGCCTGATTGAGTTGCACGTAATCGAGTGACAATCTGCGGGAGTCGCGAATCGCTTCCGCCTTGTCCTGCAGCGTGAAGTTGGTGCTGCGTGAAATAGTTGATTGCGGATCGGTCGAACCATGCGGCGCTGTCGCCCACGGGCCGCCTTCCGCCGTCGTTTGCGCAGTCTCTTCCTCGGGGTTGTTGACTACTGCGGTGTCCCCGTTTGGCGCAAACATTATCTTCGGATAGTCTTTATGAATATATTGGAGACTCCACCCATCAGGTTGTATGGCCTCAAATTCCTCTTTGCTGCCAACTACCTTGGGTTCTTCCGTCGCATGAAAAACCACTCTTGGCCAAGTTTGCAGCTGGAAGGGCCCAGCCGATGTGCTGTAGGCAAATCCCACAGGATTCAAAGAATTTTGTCCGTCGAACTCTTGAGCCATTTAAATCTTCTCCTTTAATGTGGATACTTTGTTGGCTGCACGTCGTAATCGTTGCGCAGCATTAAACTTTTCATTGCGGCAGGATTTGCAGTATCGGATACCGCTGCTAAAAAAGCTGAACGGTCCACCGCATTTATCGCAGTTCTCGCGCTTTGCATAGCGTGCTGCCATGTTGTTGCTGCCCAGCGTATTCTCTCCGGGAGTTACAACCCGCAGATGTTCCACGTTGCAACAAGATGTATTACGGCAAAGATGATCGATCTGCAAGCCTTCGGGAATCGGGCCCTTAGAGTGTTCCCATACCGCCCGATGAACCATAATCTGTTCCCCGTTGAGGTTGGTTACTCCGTAACCCTTAACGGTAGTGTGTCCTGTCCAGTTATGACATCCCGTTTCAGGATCAACGACTACTCGCTTCAGCACATGATCGATATCGACCTGTTGCGCCTGAGCAGAACACTGGATTGAGCAATACTTGCTCTTGCGAAACTGATGCGGTCTGCGCGTTCCCGCCCCGTACAAAGCACCGCATATCTCACAAGACTTTAGTTCGGGCGTAGATTCAGGCGAATGATTTCGCGCTGCTTGCACCTGAGGTAAGGTTTGCGCTGCTTGACCCGAACATGATCGAGAGCAGTATTTACTTTTCAGGAAGCGTGCGGGCGACTCGTCTGATGACCGCTCATAAGTAGCACCGCAACGCTCACAAACCTTTGCTACGGTCTGCTTGATCTGCGCTGCACCCATGCAGGCATAGGAGCAAAACTTGCTCTTATGATATCGACCGGGCGTTACTCTATAGGTGATTCCGCAGTGCTCGCACTGCTTGGTTGTAGGGATGTAAGCCATCCCGGAATCATAGCAGCAATAGCCTGCGGAATCAAGATATTATCCTACAAGCTAGCTCGGGATAGACGGGCGCGAAGCCATAAAGGATATCGAGCCTGGTAGGCCACGCATCATCGCAAATTGAGTATTGACGAATCATGCGGATCGACAACCCCAGCTGCGAATCGCTGACCCGCGCTGCCTTGTCCACTCCATCGGGCAGGGGTAAATCCGCGGAAGCAAATGTGAATGCGTCCTTGTGAAATGCGAGGGCCTGCGAGGTAACCTGGCCTGCCGTGAACGTCATGGTGAGCGGGGTACCGCCGGCAGGAGATGCGGTCACGGTCTGGGTTGCGCCGGTCGCGACGATAGGCGGATAGATCGGAACCGTTGCCGTGCCGTCGGCTGCGGAGGAAAC